AGCTGGAGCGGGAAATTCCCCCTTGACAAAAGGCGGAAAAACCCGTTACAATATTAGGGCTGTGAAAAGCCAATGATTCACTAGCTCAGTTGGTAGAGCACCTGACTTTTAATCAGGGTGTCCCGGGTTCGAATCCCGGGTGGATCACCACATTGTTCAAATAAGAACTCTTTATCTTGACAGGATTCTGTAGGATGGGGAGTTCTTTTTTATAATTGTATTGAATCTCAATATAATCCTTACAGATGATGACACTGCGGACGAGGGATGAGAGCAAAATACTCTTGTACTTGTCCGCTTTTTTTATTTGCTGGGAAATGGACCAGAAAAAGAATTCAATATGTTTTTCTGTCAATCGTGGCACCTGGTTCATCAATTCTTCCCTCCTGATATCGTCATTTAAGGTTTGGAGCTGTTTTTCGTAGTCCTGAATATGATTTGTCACGGTCTGACTAATAAGGCCCTCTTCGATGGCTTTTATGCAGTTTTGGAGTTTCCTTGAAATGTCTGCCTTTTGATTTTGGAGCGATTGCAGCACAAGGGATGGCCCTTGTTCTTTTTGAGCGCTGATAGCTTGCTTTGCAATGGCTTTGATTGCGTCTTGATTGCTGAGAAGCTGAGTGGTCGTATCACAGATAAGGTCTTCGAGCTTATCCGCACGGATCGCCTTTGTAGTGCATCCTTTTCTCTTGAGATGGTTTCCGCAATCGTAATAATGATAGACGCGCTGCATCTTCGAGGTCCCTGCCGTGCCAACCATGCTTCCGCCGCATTGACCGCAAAATAGCCGTCCGGTCAACAGATAGTTTTCACCGCGTGACTTTGCAATACATTTCTTTTTCGCTTTCGTGATTTCCTGGACTTTTTGCCATTCTTCAGGATTGACAATGGCTGGAATCGCATTCGGCTTTTTAATGCCATTCCAAAGAAAGGTGCCAATGTATCTTTCGTTCTTCAAGATGGTATTAAGGCTCGTGCGGCCAAAAGGTCTCCCAAAAGCCGTCCGGCATCCGGCGGCGTTAAGCTCGCGAATGATTGATGCTGGTTGCCTTCCTTCCAGGGCCATTTGATATATCCATCGCACAGTCTTTGCTGCCGGATCATCGATGATAAGATGGTGCGCCACGTCGAGCTTATACCCGAGCGGCACGGTCCCGCCTGGCCACTTGCATTCCAGGGCATTCTCCGTCATTCCGCGCATGACGTTTTCAGCAAGCTCTGCAGAATAGTATTCCGCCATGCCTTCAATGACTGATTCCAAAAGGATGCCGCTCGGATCATCAGCGATGTTTTCCATGGCGCTTACAACCTTAACGCCGTATTTCTTCAGCTTATGCTTGTACTTTGCGCTGTCATAGCGGTTTCTGGCGAAGCGATTGAGCTTGTAGACGAGGACAGTGTCAAAGGCTTGTGTAGCCGCGGCCTGAATCATCATCTGAAATTCTGGGCGTTGGTCACTGCGACCAGAAAGGGCCCTGTCGGCGTAAACATGTAGGATGGTCATACCGTTTCTTTTGGCGTAGTCTTCGCATACACGCAGCTGGCCCTCAATGGACTCCTCGCGCTGGCGGTCTGAAGAGTACCGAGCATAAATGACAGCCTTTGTTGTATTTTCAATAGTGGTGTTTTTTTGCATAATAATAGCCTCCTTCTATGGCTAGATGGAGGCCGACGTGATATACTATTAGCATAGTCGACCTCCTGTGGTGGATGGTTTAGACTGTTGCAGCGGTACTGGTAATACCTGCTGCGCGTCCCTCATCGTGTTCCTGCACGGTGGGGGATTTTTTTATAGAAATTTGCAATGCCCAGTTACGGACTTATGATCTTTTCTTAATTGATTTCAGGGGATTTTAATTCAAGGAGTTTAAGAGATTCCCTGTATTCTTCTGCTTTTGGAATTTCTATAAAGGTCACAGCTTTATCGTATTTTTCTTTAACCAGTTTCTCTATGTTAGACAATGTTACCTTAAAGAATTCTTTTCTATGATTTACTTTATTGACTTCTAAATTCCTAAATTCTTGATGTAACAAAGCTTCGAGCGCAGGGGCGTCATCTGAGAAGATAAGTGCATGGACATCAAAATCAAAGGGGACCGAAGCGCTGCTTAACTCCTTGATCCGGTCTAAAGGTTCAAGACGGCGGGTCATGCCAATCTTGAAGATGTTTTCACCGAAAGAACCAATGTTGGAAATGATATATACATAGCCGGCCTTCGCATTTGCTTCACGCTGATTGATGTTTTCTTTATCTTTAGACAGTTGTTCAAGCTTTTCATTGAGTTCCCTAATTTTATCAATGTAAAGCTGCTTTTCAGCGTCCATAGAACTATTCTGTAGATACTTCATGGTTCGTTCTATTTCATGTTTGAATTGATTTTCATCTTTCTCAATTTTCTTCCTAGCCATCTCTAATTCGTGGCGAACCTTTTCTTCTTCTCGCAGTTGTTCCTTTTGGACCTGGAGCAGTTCTTTTTCTTCTTGCAACTTCTTCTGGTATGCATAGAAGCATGTCATTCTTAACAGCTTTAACTCCAAAAATTCTTTAGAAAGTTGAACGTTATCAATGGCAAAAAGTTTGTTGTGAGCTTCGAAAGATCGAGTAATTTTTTGCCTGATGTTGTCAAGGTTGCGAACCGTTACGCTTCTGATTAAAGATTCGGTTTCGCTGTTAAAGCTCCTAAGGAGTTGATTTTTCTGTTTCCGTAATGCACTTTGAGTAACGTCTTGAGCACCAGACGTAGTGAAAACGGCTCGATCTTCTTTTTGCAACTCCTGTTCATCGGTTGCCAAAAGAGCAAGTTTATTCTTAATCTCTGCAGATGAAATTTCTTCGTAAATAGCAGTATCGAGCTCAGGGGTAATGAGAATTTCATCAACGGACTTTTTAATTGCCTCTAAGACAGATTTTTCCTGCTTTGTTTTTGCTGCAAGTTCTTTAGAAAGGTGCTGATGCTCCTTATCTAGAATTTCTTTTCGCTGTATATATTCATTTTCCAAGTGTTTATTCTTTTGCGCATACTGATCTTCCAACTCCTTATTTTTCTCCGTATAAGAAGCTTGTAAATTCTGCAATCTTTCAGAAGCGGTTGCAATTTGCTCCTGGATATTTTCAAGCTCTATCAGTTGACTCGATTCAATACTTACATAGCGCCGGCTTCTCAAACATACAAGGATAATTGCTATAAAAAAGGGAATGATAAAAAAGGAAAAAGCACTTACGAGAACGAGAAAAAGAGGACTAAAGTAAAATGGTGCTTCTTTAAAATTTTTAAGTTTAGTAGACATAAACGGGGCCTCCTATTTGATATAAATATCCAAATCCTCGCCAACTTCACAATATTTGCTGTTTTGATGACAAGAGGATTCTATATTCTCAACATTTTCTTTGAAAAAGTCATTGCCCATGATATGGCAAACCTCATGCTTAATAGCATCCTTTTTCCCTGCATCAGAAAGGTTGTTGTTTACTATAATGGTATAGCTATCATCATAATTGGCATGGACGAGGGCGGGGATGCTGTGCGGCAAGTCTTGATATGTAACGATGATCATTCTATTTTCCTTCTTTGGCTTTGAGTCCTTCTATAATGCTTATCACAATCTTGACATCCTCAGGCTTCAAGTCCCGGGAAGCATCGAAAAGAATTCTTTGTCCTGGATTATCTTTAAGCTCCTGTGCAAGCCTAGCCGTTTCGGGATCGAGATAGTATGGCTTTTCTTGGGGCTCATCCCAGTCCAAGAGATCCGCTACCGTTGTATTCAGCGCTTCGGCAAAAGCCTTGAGTTTGGATTGAGTAAGATCGTTGACTCCAGATTCAAGCTTGGCAATTGTTGATCTGGACTTATACCCCAATCTGCGAGCTAGTTCATCTTGAGATAGACCGGCTTCTTCTCGCCTAATTCTGATTTTGTCTCCCAACGTCATGATAATCACATTCCCTTCTAAGGATAGCTATGTTTTAATTATAGTATTTTTGTTATTAAAAATCAACAAAAGTTAAAATTATAAAAATGATGTTGACATAAAATCACAAAAGTTGTATTATCGATTTGTGATTTAAAATCACTGAAAGGAGGTGCCTGAAATGACTGATACGTCTTTACTTAATGCCGCTATTGCAAAAATCGGAATTACCAAGAAAGAACTAGTAAAAGCGTTAGGACTTACATACGCTGGATTTTGGAAAAAATTAAATAACCAATCCGAATTCAAAGCAACAGAAATCAAGAGGATCCAGAGATTACTGCATTTAAGCGATGCTGAAAGAGATCATATTTTTTTTGCCCAGAATAGTGATTGAAAATCACCAAAAAGTCAAAAAGGAGGTGATGACGATGTCATTTTGGAATGACGAGAAGAAAAAAGAATTTAAGAGGCAATATGAGGAATACTGCAGCGGTTCAATGGGCCCTGAAGACAAGAAAAGATTTGAAAAACTGCTCGTGCTGCTAGCCGTACATGATTTTCAGAATAAAAACAGTCTCCCTATTTACCTCTTATGGGGATGCCTTTTAGCCCTGCTTGTAGACGCCGTGTATAAGGCCGTAATTGGTGGCGATTGGATAACACCCTTGGGCTGCTTAATTGGAGTAGTCGGTTTTGGAACCCTGTTATTTTTTATCGCTAGTATTACTCCGGATTAAGCATTTATCTACAATGCGCTTGATTAATCTAGGTAACACGTAGTAGAGGATAAAGCTTGAAATTGCATGTTTGCCAAGGATTTCATCAGTTAATTGAATGCGTTGGGAAAGGGTTTGATGGAGCGATTGTGATAAAAATTCCAATCGCGCTAAGTCCTTAGAGGGAACCCCTTTTCTCACCAAGGCCCCTTGAATCAGGATGTCATAAGAAAGCATTTGAGCACGCAGGGCATCATCAAAAATTTCGATGTAATTCAATGTATAAGGCTCAAGAAGATGAAATTGAGAGCAAGCGGTTTCAATGATTGACTGACCAAATTTCATATTCCTAATTATTTCAGCGTTTAGTTGAAGCCACCAAAGGTAATTTTGATAGGCTTGTTTATCCTCATTCACAGTTTTACGCCAATTTTTGTAAAGATATACAACTACGCTGAAAATGGCTGACCCAATACCAGTAAAAATAATTTCGAGCATTTATATGCGCCTCCTGTTGGGAAGAGTATACCACGGAGCTAAAGAGCAAAGAAAGGCGGTGCGCGCATGGACCAGCTTATTGACTATATTCGTCACTATGTAATCGAACATCGCGACGAATTCGAAGAATGGCTATCCCAGGTGAAAGGAGATGAATGAAATGAGGCGGCTTCGTAAAAAGCATGCTGCTGCAGCCCTGGTTTTGCTGTTTTTGGCGCTGGGGGCATGCGGAGCGCTTGGTCAGTCAGAACCGAACTATGACACGTATCAGAAGATTGTGAGACAGGGCGACACTCTATGGGACATATGCAACCGGGTCAATGCTAACCGCGAAGACGTCCGGGATATTATCTACAGAGCCCAGCAAGAGAACAGGATTGAAAAAGCGGGAGAAATCCGTCCTGGGCAGATTCTGACAATCCGGGTCAAGAGAGATGATTAGAGATGCAGCGCCCAAAAAGAATGAGGCCCTCGTGTTGGAGCACAAGGACCTCAAAGGTGAAACCTTTGGACAGGATTCGCCTCCATTATAGCACAGGAGGAATCAAAATGAAGAAACCAGAAAAATTTGATTCTTTTATTTATAGGCTTTACAAAGAGGCTTCACGATTTAGCTTGGTCGAGATAATGGCAGAACAGGGCATCACAGAAGACGAACTCGACAGCTGCCAAGATTGGCTATATAGACTTTCGCAAATTGACACACTGCCGGACGAGGAGGAATCAAAATGAAACTTATCTCTTTGACTCTTCAGAATTTCAAAGGCATCAAAGGATTTATCCTTGATGCGGATGGACAGAACAGCAATGTATTCGGGAACAACGGAACGGGGAAGAGCACGCTCTTTGATGCTTTTACATGGCTTCTTTTCGGTAAAAATTCTCGAGACGAAAAGGATTTTGGCATCAAGACTCTTGATGCCAACGGAAACGTTATCCCTCGGATTGAACATCGTGTTTCCGCTGTCATTGAACATAACGGACAAAAGCTCCAGCTTACTAGGACATACAAAGAACGCTGGCGCAAACAGCGTGGCGCCGCCGAGGCTGTCATGGTCGGGAATACGACTGAATACGCCTACGGCCCAGTCGGAGCTGCAACTCCTATCAACGCCAGTGAATATGCCAGGGTAATCAATAATCTCATCGATGAAAAGATTTTTAAGCTCATCACGGACCCGCTTTATTTTAATGAGCGGCTCAGCTGGCAGGAGCGGCGCCAGCTTTTGATGCAAATCTGTGGTGACATCACGGACGAGGATATTGTCAAAAGCAATGCTGAACTGGAAGAAGTACTTCAGCTGGCGGCCGGTCGCTCCATTGACGAAACGAAAAAAGGCGTTCGGGCTGCTATCAGGGAGACTAAAAAGAAAAAGGATGAGATTGGGCCTCGCATTGATGAATGCAGAAAAGGCCTGGCTGATATTAATCTTGCAGCCGTCGATGATGCCAGGATTGACGTCAAAATGGTCCCAGGGCAAATTGAAGCGTTGCGGAAGAAAAAGCTAGAAGAATCGTCTATGGACCAAAGCGTTAAAGATCGAGAAAGGTTGGCAGAGGTAAATGCCAAAATCTTAGAGCTGAAGGCAGCAAGGCACGACGTTTATCAGAAGACAGTCTACGACCTTATGGAAAAGGAAATCGAGGCTAGCCGTGTCGTCGCTAAAGAACAGGATGCCTTGGATGCTCTCCAGGCAAAACGAACTGCAATGCGCGCAGATGCTGAACGGTTTACTCAGTCCATCAACGATTTGAGGAACGACTTCAAGACCGTTTTTGGTAAGGCTTTTACTTCAACGCCTATTGAAACAGTCTGTCCGACCTGTGGGCAAGCGCTGCCAACGGACCGCATTGAACGGGCGAAAAGCGCCATGGCTGAACAAGAAGCTTCCTTTAATTTTGAGAAGGCAGAACGGCTGAAGGCAATCAATATTGAGGGAAAGGAAAAGAAGCAAAAGCTCGAAGAAACGGCAGCCTCCTTGACTGAACTGGAGGGTAAGATTGAAGCATCGACTCAACGTCTGGAGCAGCTCAAAGATGTGCTCACGGCCATCAAGGAAGATAAAGCGACGCAAAAAGAGCCGGCGCCGAGTGAAGAAGAGGTTAGACTTGTCCAAGAGGCTATGATCCTCAAATCTCATATCGAGCATCCAGTCGAAAATACCGAAAATGCTCAAATTGATGAGCAGATTGCTGCACTGAAAGAAAAGCTTGGAGATGCTCAAATCATCATCACAAAAGCCGACAATAACAACGCGCTTAATGCCCGCATCGGAGAATTGCTGAAAAGCGAACATGAGTTGTCTGAGCATCTCATTGACCTCGAACATCAGCTCTATCTCTGCGAACAGTTTACACGCACGAAAACGGACCTTGTATCAGAAAGACTGGCAGAGAAAATCCCGACTGTGCAGTTCATTATGTTCCGGCCCAATGTGACGAACGAAGGCATTGAGGAGTGCTGTGAGACTAGCTATCACGGCGTGCCATATAAGGACCTCAATACGGGCGCCCGGATTAACGTCGGATTAGAGATTATCAAGGCTCTCATTAGCAAATACGAGGTCACCGCACCGATTTTCGTTGATAACGCGGAAAGCGTGACCGAGCTCAACTCAGTTCCGACGCAGCTGATTAGGCTCGTCGTTTCTGAAGAAGATAGCACGTTAAGAGTAGAAAAGGAGAAGGACAATGACTAAAATAAATCAACTCAGCACGACTGTTTCAGAAAACTTCGTCGCCAAGATTCTCGGAGAGGCAAACTTTTCCGTAACGCCAGAACAACGCGAGCTCATCCAGGGCTATTTCATTTCGATGGATAAATATCTTGCAGACAATGATATTAGCTGGAAGGACGTCGTGATTGATTACAAACTTGCCCAGGACTTGATGGTTCGTGCCCAAATGGGCTTTGATATGCGGTCTGAAGCTATGCTTTATCCCGTTGCACGGAAAGATAGTAAGGCTAACGGAAAATATCGTTTTGCGATTCAAAAAGGCTACAAAGGCTACGTCTATGAAGCTAAGAAATACGCTGCAGGCATTTTGATTGATATTGATGTTCACTTGGTTTACGAAAACGACGTATTCACACCTCATTTCAAGGATAAGAACAACCCGTTCGACACGTTTGAGTTTACGCCTCCTAAAAACATCTTCGTTGATAGGGGCAATATCGTAGGCGGATTTGCTTATTGCACATACGAAAATGAAAAGCAGAATAAGTTGATTGTAATGTCCAAGGCTGAGATTGATAAGCACAGGGAGGTCGCTAAGTCGAATGCCTTTTGGGGTAAGTGGTACGAACAAATGGCCGAAAAGACCCTTTACATTGCAGCTGCGAAAAAGGTCCCAAAAGACCCGTCCAAGATTGACAGCACATATCGTGCTTCTCAGCTTCTTGACCAGGAACAGGCAGACACGGAAGCCCAGGAAAACATCCTCATTAATCAGGAAACGGGAGAAGTTATTGACCTTAGTGTGCAAAAGGCAGCCATCCCTCAATCCACAAATGTGGATATGCCTGTGCATATCGAATCACCGGCAAAGGCAGAAAAGGTTCCTATAGGAACTGCCGCTACTGAAGAAATGATGCGCATGGAGTTCTAACTATGGAAATTAAGACGCTAGCGACAGGCAGCTCCGGTAACTGCTATGTCCTTACAGCTGATACCGGGGCTCGACTCATGATTGAATGCGGCATTCCCTGGAGGCGGATTGCAGAGAGCATGCGTTTCAACTTTTCTAGGGTCTGCGGCTGCCTTATATCTCACGAGCATAAGGACCACAGCCTTGCCTTTAAAGATCTTATTGGTCACGGGATTAAGATTTGCGCAAGCGAGGGGACCTTTCGCGAACTCAACCCGCGGAGGTCTAACCGGCACGAATATGTGTTAAAAGAGAGGGTCTGGACGACCATCGGGGACTTCCAAGTGTTGCCACTGGCAGCAGTCCATGATGCTGCAGAGCCAATGATGTTCGTCATCAGGGATGGCGTTGATGTTTTACTTTTTGCGACCGACACTCAGTACATTCCGCACCAGATTAAGGGCCTTACCCAAATCATGGTCGAGGCAAATTACAGTTTGGAAGTCCTCAACGGAAATTATATTGAAAATGGCGACGTTGGACCCAGAAGGAGAAGAATCATTAATACTCATCTCGCGATTGAAACCTTAGAGTACTGGTTCTTGCAAGGGCTTCAGGTCGGAGCGTTCGATTCCTTGAATGAAATTCATCTAATCCATATGAGTAGAGAAAACGCAGACCCGCAAGCCTTTCAGGCGCGCATTCAAAAAGTAACGGGGAAGCCCGTTTTTATTGAATAGGAGGAAGTCATGGAGCAAAATCAATACGTTATTACTGCGGTTCAAGTTTCTAAAGGAAAAATTAAAATCTCTTATGACGCTGCAGGAGATATGGGAACGGATTCATACACCCTGATTTCAGCAGAGAAAGCACGTCCTGAATTTTACGAATCTATGCTTGATTTGCGCAGTCACGTTGCCAGTCTTTTGGAGATTAATTTTCAAGGTGTGGAAGATCGTATCAGACCTCGGGTTGTTAAATTCGAATATGATAGCAATGACCGTATGATGGCCATCATTGAAGCTGATTTAAAGTGTCCGTTGGCTCTTACCACTGTTCCCATCAAGACACCGAAAAAAACTGAACCGATTGATCCAGAGCGTGACACTGATGAATCCGTGTTCATGTTTCAAGCGACAGCCGACCAATTAAAGCAAATTCAAAAAGAAGCTTGTCTTTTTATTGATGGAGAACGAGCTCAGGAAAAACTTTTTTAGCGATGGTAACCGAACAATCTGAGCCCTGCCGGAGGAAACTCCGGTCGGGCTTCCTACTTAAAGGAGGATGAAGGCGCATGGAGAAGAGAAGACTGAAGGTCAACTATATATCCGAGATTAACGCCTTCCACGACTGGCTCGAAGACCACAACCTTTCGGCGTCTGCAATCCTTCTATGGTATTCGCTCATGCATTTCTGCAATATGACAGGATGGCGCGAAAGTTTTAACTTGTCAATGTCCCAGATTGAAATGGCCACTCACATGAAGCGCAGGACCATTGAACGCGCTCGACAGCATTTAGAAGCAGCTGGATTGATTAAAGTCACGCGAAGAGGGAGGCAATCTCCGACTTATACAATTTATCCTTTTATTGGCGCTGGTGACGCAACTATTGGCGTCTGTGACGCGCAAGATAAACCCTTTATTGGCGCTGGTGACGCATCTATTGGCGCTGGTGACGCAACTATTGGCGTCTGTGACCACATACCTAGAAAGATATATAAGACTAGTATAGACGCTAAGGCAACAGACGAAATAAAAAATGTCATCGAAAACTACCAAACAAAAATTCATCCACTGCAAAGTGGAATCGAAGCGGATATGCTGCAAGCACTTATTGAGGATTATGGGCCAGAGCTATGCATCAAGGCTATTGACCGAGCTGTTCTACGAAGGAAAAGGACGATCAAATACGTTGCAGGAATCTTGAGACGATGGCAGCAAGACGGATATGACGAAGCGGATGGCAGTGTTCAGGGAGAAATCCCGGAGGAAATCAAGGCTATCCCATTTTGAGGAGGAATCCAAGTGGAAGATTATATCAAACAAATGATGGAGCGTGTCAAGAAAACAATGAAGGAACGGACAACAGGACCGCAGACGAAACCGAAGCCGAAAATACCAGAAGACGGAATCCAGTGCAATCACTGTGACAATACGGGCTGGGTGCTCGTTAGAAGTGGAGACCATGATGCTATGAGTCATTGCCCAGAGTGCTGGGAGCGCCGGCAAGTTGCTCGCCGACTGAAAAAGTCTGGTGTCAGCCAAAAAGATTATGAACGCTATACCATGGATACCTTCGATGGCACTAGGAGCGATACAGCAAAGCGGATGAAGAAAATGGCCATAGCCTATCTGAAGGAGCATGTCAAAGGAGGCCCTGGCTTCGGAGTTTTTGGGAAAAGCGGCATGGGCAAAACCCATATCTGCATTGCTGTTTGTCACGGACTGACCGTCGACAAGCATGAACCTCACTATTATTTTTCGTATCGCACCGAGATGCCCGGTTTAGTTAAGGCCGCACGAAGCTATGCTGAAGATTATGACGAGTCAATACATAAGTGGAAAACTTGTCAAAATCTCTTTATCGACGACCTTTTCAAACTATCCGGCAAGGTGCAAAAGGGACACCTTGTTGATGTCGATAGAGAAGAACTGCGGATTATCTTCGATATCATCAATGCTCGCTATCTCAATCATCTGACAACAATTTTTAGCTCCGAGTACAGCGTGAATGATATCACGGTCGTGGACGAAGCACTTGGCAGCCGAATCTTCGAAATGGTAAACCCTTATGGGCTCTTGATTTCTGGCACAAACCAAAGATTGGCGGTACGGAATGAACAATGACATTATGAAAAATCAGGAAGGGTATGCGGACCCTACGCCAGGAAATGTCCTCAAAAAGATTCAAAAAGAGGAAGTAGACAAGCAGAATGCTGCCGATGCTGCACGCATGGAAAAAGCATTGAAGAGAGCAAAATACATCCTTGGAGATGCTGGCTTTGACGTGATTGAAAGGATTGTCCTGAAGAACAAAAGAACTGGGAAGATTTACCGATAGGAGGTCGTGGATGATGGAAAGAAGACGGCTGCGATGGAAACAGGTTGGGAAAGCAATCCGACTCATGGAAAAATGCGATGGTATCACACTAAGGGCATTGACGATAATTCTAAAGAATTGCAGAGCAAGCTTTGAGGCTTACTTCAAGGCGCTCGAAAGGAGGGCGAAACATGAACAGCGTTAATTTGATGGGGAGGTTGACCAGGGACCCTGAGGCAAGAACGACGCAGAGCGGACAGTCAGTCGCCAGTTTTACCCTTGCCGTTGACCGGATTACAAAAGGACCCAAAGGAGAAAGGGACGCAGACTTCATCAACTGCGTTGCCTTCGGGAAGACGGCCGAAGTCGTCTGCACCTACGTATCAAAAGGGCAGAGGCTTATTGTTCAAGGCCGGATTCAAACAGGCAACTATATCGACAAGAATGGAAACAAACACTACACGACAAATGTTGCTTGCAGCAATGTCGAATTTGTAGAGAAGAAGGAACGTCATGATCAGTCTCCGATGGAATCTTTGGGAGAAGGTAGGACCAAGTCGTCCTGGGAAGCACAGCCGATGCAGTTCGATGAAGAAGTTCCGTTTTAAGGAGGCAATCCAATGAGAGAAGTTGCAATCGCACTGGTCTCTTCCATCATCGGGGGATGCATTGCCTGCGCCATCCTGTGCCTTGCATTCATGAGTGGAAGGTGGAGGGATTGATGGGAAGGAGAAACAAACGGAAGAAAGCAAGGGCACTGGCTCTGTTATGGACAGAGGAGCTGAAGGAACAACTTGGATTATCCCATTTTGAAGGGCGCTGCGCGTATTGTGGGGCGCCTCTTCATCCGGGCAAATGGCACTGGATGCGCGACGAATTCGGGCAACGGGTGAAGAAGTGCAATGATGAGCGTAATTGCCGGGAGAATCGCTGCCCGGAATGTGAAGAATCTTTCAGAAAGGCGATGAAGCAATGAAAAAGGGATATTATCCAAACATTTATATTTATCCTGACGGATTATCCGGAATCATACCTCTTAAAGAGGAGAGAGATGAAATGGAACGAAGGGAAGTCCTGGAAGCTGCCAAGAAGATTAAGTCCTATTGCAAAAAACAAATCTACGATCACTGCATTTTCGATGGCGTGATTTGTTTGTTGGATGAACGCATTGAGCCGCGAGATTGGGCTCTGGAAGAGGAGTGAATAAATGGAAACGATATTCTTTGTTGAAGGAGAGCCACAAGGGAAAGCAAGGCCGAGATTTTCTAGGCTTAATGGTCGCATCTACACGCCGACCAAAACGGCGAAATATGAAAAAAGAATCCGCGCCGCCTACTTAGAAGCTGGGGGGAAACAGATTCCAGAAGATTGTTATGTTAGGATTGTTGTTGACGCCTATTTTAAGATTCCAAAATCCTATACTAAAGGAAAACGGCTTGCTTGCAGACACAACATCCGTCGACCAGACAAGAAGCCGGATATTGACAATATTCTCAAAGCAGTCCTTGATGGCTTGAATGAAGCCGCATTTGTTGATGATAAACAGGTCGTTTCTGTGGCCTGTCACAAATATTATGCAGCTCAAGGAGATGGATATTTAAAAATTACGGTTCAAGAGGTAAAGGAGTGATATCATGGCAGCGCTTATGCTGCCATGAATTAATTGACGGGAGGATGGTTAGATGTACCACAATGATTACCTACTCGCGGTTCGCGAGTACCTGTTCCGATATAGAGAGTTCAGTCAGTATATTAAGAATTTAAAGATTGATATTGCAGACTGCGACGCGATACTGGAACAGGAAGCAGCACCGGCTACGTCTTCCTTCTCTCCAACAGGCGGATGTGGTGGCGGTGAATCCCTGAGCCAAGAGGAACGCATCTACATGCGCCGCGAAGAGCTTCAGCGGAAAAAGGAACGATACGCTGCAGAACTGCAGCGCCTTGAGCCAATCATGAATCGGATTGACCAGTCGCTGGATGCCATCGCAGCAATAGCTCCTGAAGACAAGATCATCCTTGTCGACCGCTATATTGATAAGGTTTCATGGGAAGGAACAGCTAGGGATGCGAATTGCAGTATCGGCTTTTGCCGGAAGCGGGCAGGCATCGCTTTGGAGAAGCTAACGCTGATGATGTTCGGTCCGGACGCCATCCCTTTACAGCCTTCAAGCGTCGTATTTTTTAAAGAAGAAAAGGATATTTTAGAATAGAGTCTGCTAAATCCCGTAACAGAATTTAGCAGATTTGTGAACGAATTTAGCAGAAATATGACTGATTTGTGCAGATTCGTGACAGAAAAGTGCAGATTCGTGACTGATTTATGTACGGAAAAAGCAGGAAACCTGTGTTATACTAATACCATCGAAAATTGAACAGACAAGAGCTGTGCCTTCTGGCATGGCTTTTTTATTTGATTGATTGGAGTGACGCCCTATGCTTAAATCTTGCCCCTACTGTGGGCGAATGCATCCCGTGGGGTACGAGTGTCAAAAGAAGCCGAGGCGCAAGTGGTATCCGAAGCAGCGCGGGCGTATTGAGCGCTTTAGGTCAACGGCAGCATGGCAGAAGAAGAGAGAGGAAATCTTGATGCGAGACCACTACCTCTGCCGTGTCTGTCTCGATGTAGATCATCGCATTAACAACAGAGGATTGTCAGTGCATCATATAACACCGCTCGGGAAAGACTATGACGCACGACTTGAAGAAGAGAATCTTATAACATTGTGCAGCAGGCACCATGACGAGGCAGAGCATGGTCTTATCCCAGCAGGAAGGCTGCGGGAGCTTGCCCAAATATCCCCCCGGCTTCCAGATTTGAAAGAGCCGGCTAAACCCTAGACCCTACTGCCCTACCTCAAAACACACCATCGTTAGACACACACGCTTTTTTTGGAAAGGAGGACTGGAATGGCAACGATGAAAATCACGCAAACAAAATTAAATAGGATGGCCCGAGACCTGCTGGAAAAGGCCGACGCATTTGGTTTGACTGACGACTATTTGTTCATGACGACATTCCGGCGATATACGACTCAGGTCGCTCTTGCAGAGGAACTGCAAAAGAGCCTAGAAAAAGATGGCGTGCTAGTCACTAAGGAATACGTGAAAGGCAGAGCAAATATTTATACTCACCCTGGAATCAACTCCTACAATCGCGTGACGGACAGCGCCAACAAGACCGCTCAAGCCTTGAGCCGAATGCTCGAAGAGGCAAGAGCAAAGAAAGAAGCAAGCCCGCAGAACAAGGCTGAAAATGATCCGCTTTTGCAGGCGTTAAAGGGTTGATGCTGCATGCCAGCGAGTGAATATATCAAAAAACATCCAGCGTATCGTTACGCCAGCGCGATTGTTTCTGGCAATGTTGCCGAGATGAACTTAATTCCAGAAGTTGCGGCGGTTTACAAAGCACCTTCTTACGTTGTTAAGCAATGTGAAGACTTCCTGAAGGTTGCAAACGGTGATGATCCTGAATATGTTATCAGCGACCACAAGTGCCGACAGATTGATGGGCTTCTGAAGCTTCTCATCATGCCAAGAGGATTGCAATTCGGAAAATCATTGTATGACTGCACTGTCAGCTATCAATGGCTATTCTATGTAGCGGTCCTTGCGGAGGTTTCCAGGAAAGACCCAGAAAAGCGACGTTATGAACGGGCCGTGCTTGAAATCTGCAGAAAGAATTTTAAAACATATACTATAGGCACGCTGTTCATCATTCTATTTCTTACGGAGCCGCCTTTTTCCAAGTTTTTTAGTGTTGCTCCGGATCTTGATTTGTCTAAGGAGGTAAAGGACGCTATTCAGAATACGCTTTCCGTGTCTCCTCTTGTCTACTACGACATGAATGGACTAAAACGATTCAAGCTGCTGAGGGACAGCATCAAATGCACGCTTACACAGACGACTTATAAGCCGCTTGCCTACACGAATAACAAGTTTGACGGCCGTCTACCGAATGTTTTTCTCGCAGATGAAGTCGGCGCGCTGCCGAATAACAGCGCCATTGAATCCATGGCATCAGGGCAGCTCAACATTAAAAACAAGCTAGGCTGCATTATCAGCACAAAGTATCCAAAAGTAAATAATCCCTTTGAGGCCGAAGTCGCATATTCAAAACATGTCCTTGATGGACAGGTGGAGGATAGGGCGATTTTTTCGTTGTTATATGAACCGGATTCTGACATTGCTAAAGAATGGATTACGAATCCTCTGGCGATGGCTCAAGGCAATCCTGCCGGCATCGAAATCCAAGAGATTTGGGATGATTTGAAGAAAAAACACGCCAGGGCTCTCAATATTGAAAGTACGAAGACAAACTTTCTCACCAAACATTGCAATATTATGGCATCTGGAACATATGATGGCGAAGCCTACATTTCCCTGGATGATCTGAGGCGAGGAAAGGTGCCAAAGATTGATATAGATGGGCAGACGGTCTATATCGGTGTTGACCTTTCGATGACGAACGATAATACATCAGTAAGCATCATTACCTATGACGCTAAAACTGGAGAAGTTTATTGCCGCCCGATGGTATTCATTCCTGCGGACAGAATCGATGAAAAGACGAGGGCTGAAAGAGTGCCCTACGCTGAATATATCGCAGCAGGACATATTATTCCTTGCGGCGATAGAACAATTAATTACAGAGTGGTTGAAGACTATGTCTTCAATATCGCTAATCACCATGGATGCAAGATAAAGGCTCTTGGGTATGATCGCTATAACTGCTTATCATCAGCTCAAAAGTGGGAATCCGGCGGAATCGACGTAGTCGAAATCAAGCAGCATTCTTCAGTGCTGCATTCTTCAACAAAGTGGCTCGCAGAGCTTATTGCAGACGGTAAATTTCATTACGAAGCGAACAACAAAATGGTGGAAATCAACTTTGAAAACGCAAAATGCGTCTACGACACAAACATGAACCGATATGTAAACAAGAAGAAGTCTAACGGGAAGATCGATATCGTTGCAGCGACGATCAATGCCATGTATCTGCTAGAACAAGACGTTAAGCTGAACACGCCTATGACATGGGGTGCGCAGTTCTAGGAAAGGAGGTGAAATAATGGGTTTCCTAGACTTTTTTAAAGGGGAAAAGCGATCCCTTGAGAATCCGGCTGCATCTCTGAGCGACTTCCAGGACTTTGTCGCTGGTGAAACAGCCATGCAGTGCACCAAAGGGCAGGCAATGACGCTGCCCGCCGTTGCATCTTCGTTGCAATTCATTGCCGGCGCTGTTTCGGGAATGCCGGTCAGACTCTACAGGACGAGGGCGGACGGAGGAAAAGAAGAGGTTGAAGATTACCGGACGGAGCTATTGAACCGAGAAACAGGCGATACGCTTGACGCTGTACAGTTCAAACGTGCGATTGTTATGGACTATCTCCTTGATGGAGAAGGTTATGCCGTTGTTAATTGGCAGCGGAACCGAATTCGCTCCATCAACTATGTTTCTCGTGAGAGTGTATCCGCTATCAGCAATCAGGACCCAGTCTTCAAGCAAGTTGCTTACTGGATTCAAGCTAGAAGATACGACGATTACCAGATATTTAGGATTCTGCGGGACAGCACTGACGGGATGGAAGGTCACGGCATCCTGGAAGAGAATCAATCGCTTTTTTCTACGATGTTCAAAGCTTTGAAATACGAACACAACACCATTGGCAGCGGCGCCAAACGAGGCTTTTTGAAATCAAGCAAACATCTTGACCACAATATCTTGGGGTCCCTGCGTCTTGCGTGGGAGAAGCTGTTTTCGGGAGATAATCCGGTCGTTGTCCTTAACGACGGGCTAGACTTCCAGGAAATTGGAACAACGGCCATGGAGAACCAGCTGTTCGACAACAAAGTAGCTAATAATAACGCCGTTTATTCGCTTTTTGGGCTGCCGACAGGCCTTTTTTCGGATCAACCGTCTTCTGATGTATACCTACAGGCGATTCGGACGGCTGTGCTTCCAGTCGCCAGGGCAATTGAAAATGCATTAAACAAATTCATACTCCTTGAATCGGAGAAAGGAAAGCTCTTCTTTGTCCTAGACAGCAGCGCAATCACAGAAGCGGACACGATGACGCGGTATCAGTGCTACGAAATTGGTCTTAAAAACTCCTGGCTAACGGTCGATGATATTCGCGTCAAGGAAAACATGCTGCCGGTTGGCATGGAATACATCAAACTTGGGCTTGATGCGGTCCTGTATAAGCCGGAAACGGGAGAAATCTACACTCCGAATACGGGCATCAAAGCTAACATCAATGATGCTTCGGAGCCGCCAATTAAACCGCCAACGAAAGGAGATGAAGGGAATGAAGGTGGAAATCCGCAGTGATAATACTGCAATCATTGAGGGCTATGTCAACGCCGTTGAACGCCTTTCTAGACCACTGAAGGACATCAATGGAGAAATATTTAGGGAGATTGTCAAAACGGGGACATTCGCTAAAGCGATTGCTGCTAATCCGAACATCGAACTTTGGTTCAACCATTTGAGGCCTTTGGGAGGCATCGCAAATGGAACATTAGAGCTCAAGGAAGATAATATCGGTCTGTACGCCCGTGCAATCGTGAACGATTCAGAAATTGTCCAGGAAGGCCGTGATGGGATGCTGTCTGGGTGGTCTTTTGCCTTTTACATCAATCCAAACGGAGAGACATGGAAGGAAGATCCTGAGAATGGACGCGTCCGAGAACTGACCGATATCAGCTTGGGCGAAGTCTCTATCCTTGATGTGACGCCAGCCTATTACGCGACGTCGATCAACACGCGCGACGAAAAAGCCGCACTGAAGGAAATTCGAGTCGAAGACGACAAAACGGATTCCGTTAATGATATCTTCAGTGCTTTGGAGCGAAGAAAACGGGAAGTCATCGTTTTATCTTTTGGAAAGAAATAAGGAGGAAAACGAATGTTTATTAAGGAACTTATTGAAAAACGTAACAGACTGGTCGACAAACTGGATGCCATCGTTAAGGCAGCAGAAGCAGAAACCCGAGCCATGACGGAAGACGAAAACAAAGACTTTGATTCTATTACTGCAGAAATCCGCTCCATTGACGAAACCATCGCAAAACTGAGAGCGAACGAGGACATGGGGAAGATTGTCGAAAAGACTCCGGGACAGAAGTCTGCTGAAGAAACTGAAAGTCGGGCATTTTCCGCATTTATCCGCGGGAACCTTGAAGAACTCCGCGATGGTGGCATGACGAAGACCGACAATGGAGTTGTCATTCCGAAGACAATCGCAAGCAAAATCATTGAAACGTTGAAAGAGATTTGTCCGATTTATGCGATGGCTTCTAAGTTTAACGTGAAGGGAGACCTTGTTTTCCCGTCTTATGATGATACGACTGGTCCTGTCGCAACTTATGCCGAGGAGTTCACGGCTTTGACGTCTAAATCTGGCTCCTTCAAGGGAATTACACTGACTGGCTATCTTGTTGGCGCGTTGACGAAGGTTTCCGTTTCCCTCATCAACAATGTTAATTTCAATCTTAGTGGATACGTCGTTACTAAGATTGCCGAAGCTATGGCAGAATTCCTTGAAAAAGAATTGCTTGCCGGCACGAACGGTAAAATGACAGGACTTGCCTCCTGCAGCCAGGGCATTGTCGCCGCAACAACGTCCGTTATTACGGTTGATGAACTCATCGACCTTCAGTCCGCAGTGCAACAGCGTTTCCAGAAGGATGCCGCATGGATCATGAGCAACGGGACATTCAAAGCCATCCGCAAACTCAAAAATGCAGACGGTGAATATTTGCTGAATCGTGACCTTGCCAACGGATTCGGGTGGACACTGCTCGGAAGACCTGTATATGCGTCCGATGCCATGCCTGAGATGGAAGCCGGGAAGGCGGTTATCTATTACGGCGATTTTTCTGGTCTCTACGTCAAAATTGCTGAAGGCATCAGCGTCCAGGTTCTGAAGGAAAGATATGCTGACGAACACGTCTACGGAGTCATTGCCTGGGGCGAATTTGACAGCAAAATCGTTGAAGAACAAAAGGTTGCAAAGCTCACCATGCATGAATAAGGAGGTGAGTCTTTATGTTAATCAAAGCATTGTGCAGCTTTTCTGGAATCATAACCATGATTCCTGGCGAAGTAAGGGACGTTACTGAAGAAACCGGACGTGATTTAATTCGGGCCGGGTTCGCAGTAATTGAAGGGGAAGTAGAGATAAAAGAAGCAACTTCCGAAAAAGAAACAGACCCGGATGGGGCCGAACCGGATGTTCCCGAACCTGTAGAAGATGAGCCAAAAAAGAAGCCGTCCAGGAAAAGACCAGCTGCGAAGGAGGCTTGATGACGTATGAAAGTATCGGAGCTGACAGCTGAATTCCTTCAGGAGTACGTCAGAGCGGACGGCAGCGCTGCCACGATGCTAAAACCGATGCTTGCCGCTGCCGTAACTTACGTCACATCCTATACCGGTCTTACGGATGCTCAATTAGATGACTACGAAGACATAACCCTCGCCGTTATGGCGCTTGTTGCAGACCTCTACGATGTTCGACAGTTTACGGTCCAGAGCGCAGAGGTTAATCCGACGGTGCGTTCGATTTTGGATCAGCATTCTTACACTGGACTGGAAGGAGGACCTGACTATGCACAGAAAGCAAACCGCTAATCTTACCAGTATGCTCAATCGGCAAATCGAAATCTTTCGTACGGTGGAAGGAATGGAAAATGAACTCGGGCAGTATGACATAGCCGCTGAATTGGTTGATGTCGTATATGCGGCCATCATTCCGCAAACGGGGAACATGCTTCAGGGACGTGTCGCTGATACGGTACTTACGCGGGTAACTCACAAATTTGTGATTCGCTATCGTCCGGACCTCACGACAGATATGTATATCATGTACGGCGGGCAACGTTTCGACATTGTCTACATCTTGGACCCTTATGCAAACCACGAACGATTAGAAATCTTCACGGAAGGAGTGATTCAGTGATGGAAATCCATTTTGATTTGAAGGAGTTTACTAAGCTGAGCGACGACTTCCTGGAACTGGCTAAGGACAAGTTCCCTAAGCAGACAAAGTCGTTCATGGGACGTGCAGGGAATCGGATGCGAGCATCTGCAAGGGCTGCATATCGCTCGGAAATTAAGCATTCCAAAACGGGGAATCTTGTCAAAGGGCTGTCCAGGGGGCGGCCCTATATTTATGGAAATAATGAATTTTCTGTTCGTGTTGTGAACAAGGCTCCTCATGCGCATCTGTATGAGCATGGACATGTTCTTTGGCGGCACTTGCCAGGGGAAAAGCATGCGGTAAAGACTGAACGTATGGTTAAGGGAAGACATACCATGGCCAAAGCGGAAACAGCATTCCAGAGCGAATTTGAAGGCATGGCGGACGCTTATGTTGACAAGCTTCTGGAAGAAGGTGGATTCCTATGATCTCCCCGATTCAAGTGATTAAGAGGTTGACAAAGCTGCTGAATGCCACCTATCCGAAGATTGACGTCACAAATACAGATATTAGCAAAGGATTTGACCGGCCATGTTTTTTTATCGACCTGGAAGATGTCGATACGAGTCGTGTGGGAACTTACTATCGCGATGCCCTTGAGATGAGGCTCTATTACTTTGCTGCCAACACATATACCGGCTATATTGACCTGATTCACAAACGGGACGAGTTGATTAGGATGTTGCAGGGTACGACGCGACTGAGCGACGACGAAGAAGATGAACTCTATGACTTTGTCATCCAGGCAAATGATGATCTGCACGCTGAAATCAGTCAGAGGGATAAGGCCCTCCAAATTGCTTTCACGGTCCTGCTCGTCCAGAATGATGACAGACTGCCAGACGCTGATTACATCACGGAGATCGAGTTTGTCCCAAATGTCAGACCGTCAACTGATTTGGGACGAAGCTCTGGGAATGTGATTGGTGACGAGAAAGATGCCGTTTACAAGAAAGAAGATTTAGATAAGGAGTGAACGAAATGGGACTGCCAACAATTGAAGTTATTTTTAAGCAACTTGCTCGTTCTGCTATCAAGCGGTCTGAACGTGGCGTTGCAGCCATCATCATTCGTGATGACACACTCAGGAGCGATGCGATTACCAAAAAAGTGTATCGCTCTTCCATGGATTTGATTTCTAAAGACTATACTGCAGAAAATATGAGGATCATCGAACGCTGCTTTCTTGTTGCGGTGAACAAGGTGATCGTCATTAGTCTGCCAACTGAAGGAGATTTCAAGGATGCCTTGAAGGTCCTGGCTAAATGCAAATACAATTACGTCTGCACGACTGACCCTGGCGAACAGCAGCCCCTTGCCAGTTATGTGGTTGATTACAACGAAACCAAAAAAGGCAAGATGAAGCATACGGTCGCCGTTGTCTTCGACGCGACAACGGCCGATTCTAAATACGTCATCAACGCGAAGAATCCTACGGTAACTGAGATTCAAACGGACGCAAAAGGCATAAAGAGCAATGTCGTTGTGCCGATGAATGAATATCTGCCGCGCCTCTGCGCTTTGCTGGCGAACCTTCCGATGAATCGGTCCTGCACGTCTTACGTCCTCGAGGATCTTGCCGATGTTGCAGACATCGAAACCGATGAAGTCAGTACTGACGAGTGGATTGACAAAGGCTATTTCGTCCTGATTGTTGACGATGATGAAGTTAAAATCGCTAAAGGTGTGAACAGCTTGACGACGTTCACTAGCACGGACACGGAAGACATGAGTCATATCATCATCGTGGAGTCCATGAACCTTGTCATTGAGGATATTGCGACAACGTTTAAACAGAAATATCAGGGAAAATATAAAAACTACCTTTCGAACCAGAAACTCTTTATTGACTCAGTAAATGCATATTTTAAGGAGTTGGCGAAGGAAGAAATCATGGATCCTGATTACACCGGCAATGACATTGCCGGAACAAAAGGCAACCAGGCTTTCATCGATGTGGAAGCTCAGCGAAACGCATGGCTGTCCGTTGGCAAGAGCGAAGCTGTCGACTGGACGGAAGAAAAGGTCCGCAGCATGGCATTTAAAACGACCATCTTTTTGGCTGCAACTGTGAAGATCCTTGATGCTATCGAAGACCTCAAATTTGTTATCACAATGGAATAAGGAGGATAAAGCATGAACAAAGGAGTTACCAACAAAATCATTCGGGGTACCAATGGACGACTCTGGATGAACGACAAGCTGCTAGCTAATGTCAAGAGCTTTGAATGCAAGGTTAAACTTGAATATGAAGACATTGATGAAAACGGAAACCCCATCAAACAGCGTCGCTATGTCGGAGCATCCATCGAAGGAACCATGGTTCTGCACAAAGTTGATTCCACCGTTTTGAAGTTGCTTGACGATGGGGTTACATCGATGGACATGCCGGAAATCAACCTGGTATCGAAAATTTCAGACCCGAGCGTTACCGGTATGGAGCGCGTCAGGCTCAATAATGTAACGTTCGACGAATTCAATATGGCTTCTTTCGAGAACTCAAAGGTCGGGGAAGAGTCCATTCCTTTCCGTGCCGGCGGATACGAAAACACGGACACTATGAATGACTTTAACTAAATTTGATTGAAAACGGGGAAACCCGCTTTTCTTTTTGACCGGAGGAAAACATGAAAGCAACCTTAGATGAACTGCTCCGCAGAAAACTGCAGAGCGAAAATGACAGAAATTCCTTTTTTCCGATTGAGGCGCCTGAGATTGGCATGACCTTTATGGTCCAGAAGCTACCAATCGACAAGGTTTTGGATGTTGCAAATGCCCTGTCTGAAGGGAGCCGAGAACTCAAGGACAACTACGAAGCTATTGTGCAATTGATTTACGACAGTGTTCCCTTGCTGCATGACGATAAACTGCGTGCTGGCGTGGTTGAGCCGTATGATGTCGTACCACTTATTTTCGGCGACAACATCGAGGGGATTGTTAATTTTGGGCAGGCAATCTTGTCAAAATTCTACATGAACGGGGCCGGAACGGATCAACTAAAAAACTGATGAATGTGGACCGCGACCTCATCATCATCCGCTATTATATTGAGCGCGGCCACAGTATTAGGGAATTGGAATCGCTGACTCCTCTGGAATGGGAGTTTTTTAAACTGCATGCAGATATGGTGGCAGGGGAACAGCAAAAAGTTTTGAACAATATGCCAGGGAAAGGAGGATAAGCATGGCCAGAGGTATTAACGTCCTTTTGACGCTAGTCGACAAATTTTCGCAGCCGCTCAGGAAAATGACTGCCGAAACCAAAAAGACAACGAGACAAATTAAAAATGCAACCAATATGGTTAATTCCTTTGCGGGCGGAGCGAATCAAAAGTTCCTTTCCTTGGCTGACTCCGTTGCAAAATTTGGAGCTGGACTGGCAGCGATTGGAACTGGACTTGCTATCGCTGGCATCAAGTCCTTTGCCGAGGAATCTATCGAAAAGGCAAATGCTCAAATTGCTGCAGAAACAAAACTAGTGACAATCCTTGGAAACGTAAAGGATATCCAGGTACAAGGAGCGGGTGCTGCCGAAAAAGCGGCTAAATCCCTTCAGAATTACGCATCTCAGCTGCAAACGGTCGGCGTCATAGGAGACGAAGTAACCATTGCCGGCATGGCACAGCTAGGAACGTTCCAGATGACTGAGGAACAGATTAAAAAAGTGTCCGGTGGTATGCTAGACCTACTTGTCAATCAAAAAGGGTTAAACGCGACGCAGGAAGACGCTGTGAACGTCGCAAATATGATTGGTAAGGTTATGATGGGCAACGTTGGCGCTCTGCAGCGTGTGGGCATTTCTCTTGATGACTATCAAAAGGAAATAATCAAGGTTGGAACGGCGGATGAACGTGCTGCCATGATTGCGGAAGTCCTTGCTCAAAACGTTGGTGGCGTCAATGAAGCCATGAGGAAGACCGACGCCGGTCAGGCAGCTGCCATCATGAACGATTACGGCGATATGCAGGAAGAGGTCGGGAAAAAGCTCGTTAAAATGCAGACGAAGCTTATGAACGCTTTCGCTGTCCTAACCACGCCACTGGGAAAGGCTCTGGAGCCTGTCCTTGATTCATTGACCGAGAAGTTTGAGAAAATGCTGCCGACAATCCAGCAGTTCGCAACAAATCTTGCTGCGCAATTGCCTGGCATCGTAGAAAGCATTGCAAGCGGCATTGAATTTCTAGTGACGCATTTCCAAGATTTTATGGAGCTGGTCAAAAATGTTGGACCAATTATTGCGGGAATCGCGACGGGGTTTGCTGCCTTTAACGTTATCAACGGTATTATTGGCAAGGTCACGACGCTGCAAAAACTATTCACAGGCATCAAGGCAGCCGGCGGACTTTTACAATTTGCATCAATGCTTAATCCCATTGGCTTGGTTGCGGCTGCAATCGGCGTTTTGGCCGTTGCCTTCTACACACTCTATACGCAGAGTGAGCCTTTTCGGAATGCGGTGAATCAGTTCGGCGCAAGACTCCTTGAGTTAGCTGAAATCGTTGCGGGTGTCCTTGCTCCAGTAATGGAGGCACAATGGGCGTTGATTACCGCCATTGTTGGAGCTGCCGTTGATGTCATTGGCGTTGTTTTGAGCGATGTGATCAATATCAGCGCTAGTGTCATTGACTTTATCGTGAATGTCTTCACCGGGAACTGGGAGGGCGCTTGGACTAATATCGTTGAAATCTTTTCTGGAATATTCACAGGGCTAAAAGATATTGCAATGGCTCCACTCAACTTCATCCTTGATATAATCGATAGGATCGCTTCTAAAATCAGCTCCATTAAGTTCCCATCGTTCGGCGGAGGCGGAGGAGCTGGAGATAGTCCGGATCATAATGCCCTTGGAACGCCGTTTTTTAGAGGTGGGCCGACCTACGTCAACGAAAACGGCGGCGAACTTATCACGCTACCGTCTGGCAGCCAGATCATGCCGCATCAAGAACTTCTGCAGCTCGTTAATAATGGTGGCGGTGGGCGAAGCGTAACGGTTAATCTAACGGTCCAAGGGAACGTCATTGGAAATAGAGAGTATATGCGGCAGACGGGCGAGTATATCGCGAAAAAGGTCCGCGATGCCATTGATAATAGCTAGGAGGTGAGGGCATGAGTATCTTGATGGACATCTTGAGGCAGTATACCGGCGCAGCATATTCTGACCTCACTTCTGTCCTGCGCTCTAGAATTAATATCGTACTGAAGGTCGACAATATTGGAGACAGTATCATCTTCCCAGTTATTCCGGGGGACCTGCCTGAAGTCAATAGTCCACAGGCGAACGATACGTTTGCCTCTGTCACGGGAGACATCAATGTGATTGGAGCTCCTAAGCTCCGCACGCTCTCATTCTCCAGCATCTTCCCTGTCAGTAAAAACTACTCCTTCATCAGAGCAGGGGCAACATTCAGGAATGGCTGGGATTACGTCAACTGGATAGAAAAATGGCGCCGGCAAGGAGTCGTTTTCCGCTTGATGTTCGTCGAAACGATTGGGGCGGTGAAGCTAGACATGCTTTGCACGATCGATAATTTCACATATCACCAAGAAAGGAATAATGACATAAAGTTCCAGATTGACTTCCGCGAATATAAGAAACCGTCGGTGAATATTGCTGATGATCAAGCAGCCGAAGGAGTGATTGAATGAATGATTTTAAACTGACTTACTCCTATGGTGGCATGACTAAAGATATCACGGCAATAACAAGCAACTATTCACGGAGTGATCAGATTGACCAACTGGGCGAGGAGTTTACGTTTGACTTGATCGAGAATCCATTGGACGGTAATTACCAGGGAAACCTTTTGGAGTTCGGCGGAAAGATTTGCTTTGAAAACAACGGAGTTACTGTTTTCACTGGAATCATCGAGGAAGAATCTCAAGAAGGACTATCAAAGTTTAAATACAAGGCATATGACTACGCTTGGTTTTTGAACAAGGATCAGGTGTTCGTGCAGCTAATTGATTGTACGGCATCAGACGGCATCAGAAGGATTTGTGACAGCAAGGGCATCCAAATCGGAGAACTTGCGGAAATGAATACAGTGATTAATAAGATCTACAACGGGGACGATATTTCCAAGGCCTTGAAGGATATCATTGCACAGGAAACTGCTGCGACAGGGGTTGAATACCGGATGGAAGTCAGGATGGATAAGCTCTGCATCACGAAGCGGGATGAGCTGAAGGTAAAGGCAACATACCAAATTGCTCCGAATGAGACGCCTTTTGATGTGACAGACGTCATCGGAGACTACACCGCGGAAAGCAGCGTCAAAGACATTGTGACCAAGGTCGTTATCACATCCGGTCACGAAAAAGATGCCGCTGTTATCGCAACTGCCGAAAACAAGGACGCAGCAAGGGTATACGGCGAAGTCGTTCATTACGAGAACGTAACTGACAAGAAAAAAGCAGATGCTCAGAAGATTGCGAACCAAAAGCTGAAGGAGCTCTGCAGAAAGAAAATCAGCAAACGGCTGAATCTTTTCGGATCTGATGAAGTGCGGTCTGGGCGCGTCTTGAGCTTTAATAGTGCGGAACTCGGTCTAGTCGGAGATTTTTTAGTTCTATCTGCTTATCACACATACGACAATCTCAATCACTTCATGACGCTTGAAATTCAGTCAACAAAGGACAATGCAGAAGGAGTGGTAGAAAATGGCTGATACATGGGCTCAAGACATTGCTAATCAATTTAAGAAGCGGGACAATCCGAAGCCTATTTCTAATTGCATTGGGGTGATTCTGCAGATAGGAGATGACTGGAAGATATCAATCCAAGATGGCGCTTATATTATTGACAAACGTAACGGATACATCTGCCGGCATATTCTGCAACGCTCAAGCGACTTTACGATTGACCAGGAATCTCAAAACGGGAATTTGACGACGGGGCCATGTTCCGGCGGGTTTTCTCACGGTGGCAGCAGCTACTCAACATCCAACTCAGCGAACGGGCATGTCACGCTGCATCCCATTGATGACTGGCAGCCAGGGAACCGTGTGATGGTAGCGCCTACAACAGACAATCAACGGTTCTTCATCGTTGATATCATCGTGTAAGGAGGTGGAGCAATGTTTCCATCTGACATTGATTTAAATGATTTGGCGGTTGCATCAATGGAAACGTCGACCGTTAAAGCAACAATAGGGGCAACGACATTAGGTCGAAGCCCCTATTTTGATTGGAGAAAGAGACGATTCATCTTTAATTCAGGATTTAACCGTGAATGCACGCTGACAGAGAGCATTCAGCAGCATATCAGGTTGTTCATTAATACGGTTAAAAACAAATATGCAATTTACGACAGATATTTTGGGGTCGACACCAACGGATTGGTTGGCTATCGACTGCCGCGCTCAGTCGCTATTGCAACGATCAAACGACAAATATCTGATGACCTGCTGAAAACATGCCCTGTCGTGAAGGAAACGAAGGATTGGACATTTTCCGGACAGACAGGCATTTTCAGCTTCACCGCAGTGATGCATGACGGAACGGAAATTGAGGTGAATGAGAATGTATACGATTAACCAAATTCACAATACGATTCTGAAAGGTGTGTCGGACGACTATCAAAAAACTGAAGGATTCCCAACCTACGACATTACGCGCGGAGTTTCTTTCGGGCAGTATCAGTTGTGGAAAAAAGCCTTCCTAATCGAGGAGAAACAGAACGTTGATAATCTAGAAGGTCCTGAATTAGATGCTTGGTGCATGCAACGAGTTGGAATCATGCGCAACGCCGCGGTTAGTGCGACAGCAACTGTAAAAATCATTGCTGGCACGGGTCGAATCATCCGAGGAGATCTTTTTGAAACCGAAGACGGGGTGCAATTTGCTGCTGCCGAAACTAAAACAGTTGCCCAGGGTGATACCGTGATTGTTAAGGCACTCAGCCCAGGGACAGAGGGAAATGTCGCAGCAGACACGATTGTTAAGATGCCCGTTACAATTAACGGCATCGGTGCCGTTACGAATCCGGCGCCGGCTGAAGGTGGATATGCCGTCGAAACTGATGACGAATTTCGGAAGCGCTATTACGAAAAACTACAGATTCCTGCAACATGTGGCAACAAATATCACTATCTAGCTTGGGCGAAGGCTGTGGACGGTGTCGGCCATGCCCGCGTTTTTCCGCATTGGGCTGGTAAGAATACTGTTAAGGTCGTAATCATCGGGAACGACAATAAGCCGGCGTCGGAAACTCTCGTGAAGGCGGTGCAGGATTATATTGACCCTGGCCAAACAGGGCGCGGGGATGGACAGGCTCCAGTCGGTGCAATCTGTACAGTGAAGACTGCTGATATTGTATCTGTATCTGTATCTGTATCTGTATCTGTATCTGAAGACTTAGAGGAAATCAAACAAAATATTACGGCTGCGATTGAGCAGTACATTAAGTCGCAGGCATTCGCCGCGACAGAGGCTGAAACAGACTATATAAGTTGCGCCAGAATTGGCGCTGCCATCATTGGAACCACGGGCGTCCTTGACTATGCAGACCTGCAGGTGAACGGCGGGACATCAAATATCGTCATCCCGAAAGAATCGGTCGCAGTGTTAGGAGATGTTACCTATGCTTGATAAAGTCATGCTGCGTGCGCTGCATGCGTGGTATAGGCAGGACCCGTGGGTTAAAGCCCTTTATGCCGCCGTTGATACAGATATGAAAAGCGCAAACGAAAAATTAGACCAGGACTACAACAACATGTTTTTTGACCGCCTGGATGAGCATGGCTGCAGCGTCTTAGAAAAAGACCTGGGGCTTAGGCCTGGCAAAGACGCAACATTGGATGCTCGACGGGTGAATATCCAGTCTGCCTGGCTAGCGAAGCGATTTGCGTCGATGACGGTTATACAGCAAATTTGCGACGGAATCTACACAGGAGATTGTCTCGCAGAATACGATGGAGACGCGACGATTACATATGCATTTCGGCATTATTTGGAACCAGCCCCTTATACTGACGACCTTGTCGCAGCTGTCGACCAAATTAAACCAGCTCATATTGATTATGAATTCCGCTATGACTATAACGTCTGGCGGAATTTTTACTATCCACTATTTTGGAAAAACTTGAAGGCTAGAACTTGGGAGGAAGAACAAGGAATCGAATGGGCTGATAACTATGCCTTGCGCCATGACTGGGAATATATGAAGACGAGGACTTGGAAAGACTCGATGATTAAAGATGTTGAATAGGAGGAAAATCAATGGCACTGAGAACTGCTTTTTTAAATTTGATTAAGCCGGATTACAACGATGCTGCTGACATTGCTGATATCAATGCCAATATGGACGCAATCGACGCAAAGGCTCAAGAATTAGATGAATCCGGAGGAAAGGCGCTGAAGGGGCACGACGAATCAGACGCTGCTCACGAAAACCGGTTTAAGCTGTTTGAGAAAATCTCTGATTTCGCTGATGACATCATCAAGAAGCTGGCTCTCACCACGGCCATCACAGCAATCAAAGCGCTCGAAACAAACAGCTGGTTCGGCCAGCTGCTCAAGATGGTGCTGACAGCTAGCGGGGTCAGATACCTTGCCGCTCAAAACGGGTACATCTGTTTTGGTTCATATTTTGGAAACCTAATTATACAGTGGGGACATGGATATCAAGGTGATGTTTACTACCCAGTCGCTTTCAATTTGCTCATCCCTCGCATTTTAACCCAGCATGAGGGGATAGATTTTTATCAAACAAAGCCAAGCGACGTTTCTTTAACTCGGTTTACCTTAACCGTCGTCGGCGACGGCACCGCCAAAGATGCTGATTGGTATGCCGTAGGCGCTTAAACAGTGGATAAGAACGGAGTCCACAAAGCAGCAATGGCAGGTTGCTTTGCCAGTTAGCTTTAAAATGGATTGCCTTGCTTCAATGGCCACGCTGGTTGGTTCATCTACAATCGCAGATAGCTTTCGTTCCGTCAAAATACAACAGCTTCAGCAATCCGGCATCAAAATCACTCTTGAATCTTCAAACCCTGATATGAGCGGCGTTTGGGTAATCAGCGGCAAATATCTCAGCCTCTGTTTGGGTCACAAAATATTCAACCGGTCGCTGACGTCCAGCTTCACTCACTACAAAAACAAAGGGCCGTCGTCTGCGGCCCGATAGATGCTTGATACTCCCATACCCATTGGGTTTTCTCATTTTTTCATCATCCTTTCACGAAAGAGGGTAAAAAACATGACAGCAACTAATGTATCTTACTACGCCGCGGCGTTTGACGCCACGGGAAAGCGTGTAGCAACCAAAATCTGTGACTTTAACCCGCTAAAAAATCCCAAACAGCGGGCGGCCCTATTGGACGAGGTCAAAGCTTGTGCAGCAAGCGCTGCGGTGGTCGACATCATCACGTCCGACGACTTTATCGCCTACCTCGACGGCAAGGTCCGAGACAGCAAGACGGGCCGTCCCGTTGACTACGTCCCGCCGGAACCGACCGCAGAAGAAAAGGCTGCCGCAGAAAAGGCATCTCTTGCCGCTGAGTACGAGGCTAACAAGACGGAGATGCTGACCGCACTGCAAGCAGCTACACTTGCCGGAAATTCCGACGCAGTGTCCAGTATCCAGCAAGATTATAAAGCTATGACAGCGGCTTACAAAGAAGCGGTGGAAGGAGTGACGGTAAAATGAGTTTTTGGAAACGGAAAAAATATTGTCAGTACTGTGGGAGCGAGCTAAAGTCCGATGGCAGCTGCAGCAACGAAAGATGTATCGCTTATGTCGGCGAAAAGAAAGCTAAGGACGAAGGAGCGAGCAAAGAATGAGCGATCTTTTGATGGAGGGGTCACACACGCTCATTAGTCTTGCCATCGGCGGGCTAGCCGGGTACTGTGTGGCCTATGTGACGGGCCTCAAGGCCGTGCGTAAGGGGATGCAGCTCATCCTGCGGGCGTCCCTCAACGACATGTACAGCCGCTTCCAGAGCGCGCCACCGACGGTCGAGGAAAAGCTTATTTGGCAGGAGATGTACGGCGTGTATGAGCGCCTGGCGGAAAACGGCGTCATGCAGGCCAAGCACGAGGACGTGCTCCATATGACTGAGAGGCGCTAGAATGTTTGAGTTTGAAAAAATCGACATCGAAAATATTTTGGTCATCTTGGCGTTATCGGTGAGCCTCATCATGGCAGTCCTCAGCCATATGGACAACCTAGCCATGTCCATCGTGACTGGCCTCTTAGGCTATATCGGAGGGACGATCAAAGGAGGTAACGGAACTAATGGCAAAAATAGTAACAGTTGACGAGCTGAAGCAGCTGGCAGACGCAGCCCGGAACGAACTTTTTGAGCAGGCCCGACAGATGGGACGTGACCCGAAAATATACCTGCACTGGACCGCAGGACGGTACGAAGCAGACTTTGACGACTACCACGTCTGTATCCACGGCAATGGCAAGATCATGTTGATGGCAGACCTAACGGAGACGCTGGCCCACACGTGGCGGCGGAACTCCGGAGCTATCGGCGTTGCCCTTGACTGCGCCTACAACGCCACCAGCGACGACTTAGGCGACTACGCCCCAACGGCCGTCCAGATTGAGACGCTGGCCCAGGTCGCGGCAGCCCTTGCGGACGGACTGTGGCTTACCATCGACAAGCCCCATGTCATGACACATGGGGAAGCGGCAGACAACGAGGACGGGATTGCCTGCCACGAGCCGTACGGGCCTAGGACCACCTGTGAGCGGTGGGACTTGGAATATCTTGGCACGCCTGAGAGTCCGTCCTTTAATCCTTGGGCGACGGACGGCAGCCGTGGCGGCGACGTGCTGCGCGGCAAGGCTAACTGGTATCGGGCCACATGGAAAAAATGACATGCCAAAATATCGGCTATTTTTTTGACAGCGAAAGGAGATTAAATCATGAGCAAATGGACTGATGTGAGAGACAATATTGTTGATGCGCTGAATGTCGATGTCGTGACCGATGAACTGAAAGACCAGGTCACCAACACTCTGCTGGAACAAGTTATGCCAATCATTGAAAATGCCGTAGATGGCTTTTCTGAAAAGGTGAAGGCACAGGCTCCTCAGGAATCCGGCTGGTGCCGCGTCCGTGATGGCATCGTTCTGCCGCTGGTCATGGAAGGGCTGGTGTTTGTGGTAAAGACCGTGCTGACGAAAGCAACGGCGGAGAATGCAAAAGAAGAGACCGCCAAGGGTGTATAAAACCGAAGATTGATGATATAATAAAGGGCATAGCTGTTACTTGTGCTATGCCCTTATTTTTATGCGACTTCCCGCCGGATCCGGACTGTAAAAAAGTCCTGTGATACCAGTACGGTGAGGTTCGTATGTGGTATGGGTAAGTTCACCATTTGAAAAGGACTGCGAACCCCTTGCCTATTGGCAGGGGGTTCGTTTTTAGGTTCATGCTGCTGAAAAGAAAAATGAGACAGATAGAGGTTCTTGAGCTTTTCCCGGGATGGAAAAAGAAAAGGCACGAGGCGTTCCCTGTTTCCTCATGGAAAGAGCCATGAATTTTTGATGGCAGAAACCAATTTTTATCGACAGAACCGTCCCGTTGATGTATAATATCTATTATTTCACTAGGAAAGGAAGGACGGCGTATGACACGTGATGGCAGGGATCTTATCGTATTCCTTCTGCTGACGGTTCTTTTGATGGGCGGCATAATGATCTTGAAACCGGGTCAGGGCACGCTGCCTGCAGCCGATGTAACAACGACCGCAACACCCAAACAGCAAGCTAAATAA